CAGCGGCCCGCGGCCATCATCGCGGTCTTGTGGCGCTCCTCGATCGCTGCCTCACAGGCCTCGCAGGCATAGTGCGCGGTCTCGGGTCTGGCCTTCTCCCAGCGCAGCCGCTCGAACCGGAGCGCCTGTTGATGACCGCAATGCGGGCACGGCACGAAGAACCGCCTCTGGTCGCTCGCCTCGAACTCGCGCTCGATGCGCGAGACGCCATGGATCGTCGGGGTCGAGGTGAGAAAGATTTTCGACCGCCACGCGAAGGTGCGGGTGCGCGCCTCGGCGAGCGCGACGGGATCGCCTTCCTCGCCGGCGGACGGCGGATAGGCATCGACCTCGTCGAGAAACAGATAGCGCGCCGGCATCGACCTGAGGCCCACCGCGCTGTTGGCGCCGGTGATGACCAGGAGGCCTGCCGGAAACTCCTTCGACAGCATGGTGTTGCCGGCGTCGCGCGCGCGCTGCGGCTTGACCCGGTCGCGGAGCGCCGGACTCTCCGCGATCAGCGGATCGATGCGCTGGCGCGAGAACCGCTTGGCGAGTTCGACGGTCGGCTGCACCGCGAGCATCGGCCCCGGGGCATAGTGGATGACATAGCCGATCCAATTGTTGCCCGCCTCGGTGTTGTGAGACGGAATGAATCCCTTTCCGCAGAGATAGAGGTGGTTGAGAGAATCGACCGAGATGCAGCGCACGGGCACGCTTGCCACCGGCTGGATATTTACGATCCGCCGGCGCCGGCTCTTCCACGGCCGCCCGTTCTCGATCGAGCGCATGCGCGCGATCTTCCGTGAGAGCCGGAACATCGGTTCCTCGGCATAGGCCGTCCATGACACACGCCAATAGCCCAGTCGATCTTGTCCTCCGATCACGCGGCGACGCGAGCTCGCTCAGTAGACACTCGACTTGTATCCGAGGCCGTGCAACAGTTCGGCGAGACCCTCAACGAGCCGGCTGTCGGTGTTGGAGAACTCGCAGCGCTTTCCGTCCGGCGAGATCGTGCCATCGGAGTCCATGAGACCGCGCACAAGTTCCAGGCGCTGGATGTGGCTCGCACGCAGGTACCGCGCCGGGATGTGCTTGTTCTCCAGAACGTCGAGTTGGCGCAGGCGCGTCGTGAAAGGGGAACGATGTTGAACGCTCGCCGGCATTCCGGCGTCGCCGACCGTTCGGAAGGTTGGGTCGATCACTAAATTGGCGCATCTCCCCTTCCGCCAGTGCGGAAGGCGGAATTCGGCGTCGACACCGCAAGCACGGAGGTGCTCGACAATCTCCGCGTCGTCCTCGTGGACGCTCACGTGGTTCATAATTGAGGAGCCATCGCCGAGCCAAAGACCCAGCACATAGGGATGGACGATCAGGTCCTGCTCGGGGAGGTCCAGCGGCTGACAGCAGTCGATCGCATAGCGATAGCGTTTGCCCGAGCCGATCCGGACTCGCTGCACCATCTCGTCGGTCCGCAGTACCCTCGCTCGCGGGCACTCGGTATCTGTAAAGTCCCAAACCGGCCAGCGATGGCTTCCGTCGCAAACGAGCTTCTCCCCATCATCAAAGGCAATCTCGTAGCACGGCCGGCCGATCATCACTGGCGAGACGCCGAGGATATGGCACACCCGGCCCCGTTCATCGAAGAGCGCATCGCTGGGAACCAAAGTCCCCATGCGCTTCCAGCCGGTCGCGGTCGGAACCGGTGTGTCGAGCGCCAGAGGAGCGCCGACCTGAGCCGCCTTCATGAACACGATGCGGCGGCACGGGTTGGACGGCGACAGCGCGTCCATGATCGCCCGCATGTAGGGCGTGCGGGAGGTCGCATAGCGACCCGGCTCGGCAGAGGCGCGCGGGCTCAGCACCCGATGCCGGTCCGCCCATTCCGACACCTGCAAGGATGCGTCTGGGGTGAGGCCGTCCCGCCAGGACTGCCAGAGCGCATCCACGCCATCGAAGGCGAAGAGCTCGTCTTTGCGATCACCGGAGATCTGGGACGACCCCGGCAAGCTCTGCGAGATGGGCGCGGACATGCGTTTCGAGTGCCTTCTGCAT